AGTAAATGACTACTTTCGAGAAGATAATAAAATGACTGGGGGTGACATTCAATGGAAAAATTCATAGAGCAGATCACAGCACAGTACCCGAAATTATGGGTATGCCCGAAATGCGGGAACGAGATCCCGTATCATGGCGAGACATCAGCGTTATGCGGGTGTGGGCGGATGATGCGGGTTAAGGAGTATAAAAATGAAAACAAGTAAATGCAGAAGTTGCGGGGCAGAGATTGTATGGCTGAAAACGAAAACGGGCAAAAGCATCCCGGTAGACAGGGAAAGCATTCTTGACGAAAACGCGACTGTGTTTGACTCAGGCAAGAATATGATTAGTCATTTCGCAACCTGCCCGGACGCTGGGACATGGAGAAAGCACAGAGAGACCAGCCATGATTAACAACCACATGGCAAGACCGATAGAAGAACATACCGAGGTATGCGACACCTGCAAGGGGGAGGGTGAGATCAAGGGCGAGGACGGTATGGTGAAATGCGGCGATTGCGACGGTAAGGGTGAGATTTGGTATAGGAGTTAAATATGAAAGATAAAAAAGCAAGATTGTGGTGCTCGAAACATCAGGTTGTGCATCAGAACACAGACAATACGTACTGGTTATGTCGGCTTGTGCATTGTGGGTTAAGGGTCAAAAACAATGTGCGATACTATCGATCGCTGAAGGTATCTGGGAGAAAAAGGAAAAGACATGAAAACACTACTACTCTGCACAATGCTCCTGGCCCCGCCAAGTATAACCGAGATACACGAAAACGGGCGTATCCAGTTCAGCGTGCCGGACGGGTACAATAATCATATCCGTGTGAGTGTGCCTGAAGGGTTAGAGGCTGAGGGCAGGGCAGAGGCGAATGTGTTATTGAATATTCTCCGCGGAGAGCAGGAGTATGTGATTACCGATGGTAACATTGAAATACATTTGAGAGCATGTAGCCTAAATGATGCATACGGAAAGATTAGAAAATGGTTGAGGTTGTTTGGACAATCGGAATAGGGGGAAAACAAATGGTTGACAAGGCTAAGCCGATTAGGTATACTAAGAGCATGAGTAAAGAAATTAAAAAGTATTTAGCAGAGATTGGCAGGAAGGGCGGGTCTGTTAAATCAAGGAGAAAAACCCATGCTTCAAGACTTAATGGCAGGAAGGGCGGTAGACCTAAAAAAGAAAAGGTGGTGGAATTGGAGAAATTGGAAATGTAATGGCAAGGCAAAACTAAAGGTAAAAAATAAAATTTATAGAGAAAATAATAAAGGAAAAATAAAAAAACTGAATGATTTATACAGAAAGAATAATCGTGAAAGCCACATTAAAAGGTGTAGTGAATATTACAAGAAATATCCATGGCTTTATTCATACTATTGTGCAAAATATAGGTGCAGTGGTAATGGAGGTTATGTTAAAAAAAACAGAAAGTTTTTAATGACAAAAGAAGATTTTAGAACTTTATGGCTTAGAGACAAAGCATATCTAATGAAAACGCCAAGCATTGACAGGATAAATAACGATGGGGATTATGATATTAAAAATTGTAGGTATATTGAACACATAGAAAATGTTAAAAGATATCATAGAGAAAGGAAAATAGCATAAAGGGGAGGAATAATGCCTACAGAGAAAACGCCGGAACAGACGCTCGATGATGAGATAGCTACGAGAATGGTTAATGGAATGGGTGTTTGCGAACACGATTTAATGAAAAATAAAGGTAAACTTTATGATTTAGTAAGCGAAATAAAACAAGCGGTGCGTAAGCATGATTGGCAACGTATCGAGTATTTAGACGCATACGACGCTATTGACGGCAACGAGAATGGGGTGGGCGACGCGGTGCTGCTCAAAGAGCTGAAGCCGCTATTTGTTGAGGGGGAATAATTATGGGACAAATGGCAGATGCAATACTTGACGGAGAATGTTGTGCAATATGTGGACAGCAATTTGAAGATGAGCCCGGATTTCCGTGTGCATGTTCAGGCTGCTGGACACCTGATTGTGGATACGCGGAACATAATAATGAATAGGGGGAGTGATGACAATGAGAGGAACAGAAATTGACAACTGGATGGGGGCAACAATGGATAAAATACGGAAGCCTGAGAGAGAAGTTTGTGTTCATAAAGATGCTGATAATGAACCAGATTGTTGCGACTGTTTCTTTCACAATAGGCTCTGTGATGAATGGGAAGCCTATATCAAACAAATGATCGTGGAATACACAAGTGATATTTTTTTAGAGTTAGTTGATGACCATATTGATGACAACCCGCCGGTAATAGCACGGTTGCAAAAGGCGACATTATCTGCGGAAAGAGAAATTGCAAAAGCAATCCGCAACGCCATGCTCAAGAAATTGGGGGGGAATGATGATTAAATATAAAAAACCGGCAATGAGATGGCATAAGCACAATGGAATATCTTGCTACATAGACAGAACACAGAAAGGGTGTTGCGAGTGTGTCCGTAATATAACTATTGAGGAGTACGAGAAATACGTTTCTCGGAAAAATATAATGGAAATTGAGGAGGGTCCAGCCAGGCTTATTCAAGATATACGCCTTGTTTGCGAAACTCACGATAAAGCCTGTGACCTATGGAGAGACTACCACGAGTCTTGCGTCAAACGAATGATCGAGGAGGAAAGAGACACCCTCAGGCGTATCATTGAGGAGTGTACGGGGGGAAATGAATTAATAAAATCAATAGTAAATTTGATGGGTGTTGAAAAGACACATAATACTGATGAATGTGTAGCAAAAACAATAATAAATCTAATCCGCAACGCCATGCTGAAACGATTGGAGGGGTGAGTGAAAAAGAAAAGGACGTATATCCAGCTGAAGGAAGGTGATAGCTTAATGATAACCAAACGTAGCCGTTGTTTTAACTTTAAGTGTTGTGATTGTGGTTTAACGCATAAAGTAACGATAAAACGTAACAAAGAAGGAATTATATTGCAATTTAATAGTTTGGAGGATTAAATGAACGATGAACTGAGGGGGGAGTTGAGGGGAGCATTGGCAAGGGCATATTGTACTAAAGAGAATGAAAACAAAGAGTTAGACTCTGTATTGCTTGAGGCTATGTTACCAGAAGTCATCCAATGGGCAGAGAAATACGCTTTATCGTGTGTGCCGGAGAAAAAGAAGTATTGTCTACAGTATGAGGATTACGCAGTTGGTGCCTCGAACGACTGCCGAGAGCAGATGATTAAGAATATCAAGGGGGCTGACAATGGATGAAATGAAAGAATTTATAACAGTATATATAGGCGGCTTCTGTACCGGAGCCCCGGTGTGGTTCGCGCTGGGATTTGCATTCAGCTGCTGGTGTTTTGTTAAAGGGTTTATCGCGACCGAACGGGCAAGCAAGAAAAAAGTAAAATGGGCCCCGCCACAACATTTAGACTGCAGGTGCGTCGATGATCCATCTGCCGGCGGGAAAAAGGTCAGTAAATGGGATCCTCCTGAACTGTCTCCGGCAAAAAGGATTTTACGTGATATAGAAAGGATCTTCGGTATTGGGAGCAGCCAGGAATATGATTCCGCAAGCGATTTTATGCATGAAATAAAAGAGCTTCTGACACACTATGACGATTGGTCGCCGGAACATGTTCGCTGCGGATCAGGCGGAAGCAAGGGCGGATGCGAAGATTGCATAAGAGAAGAGCTGAAAAAAAAGAAAGCCCCGCCAAAGCCTGTGCCGCATCCAGTGCGTAAACTGCCCATAACTTGACACAAAGCGGCAGGGGAACAATAGGCGTAATTATCTGGAGCTATTTTCTTTACCGACTAATTGACTGGTTCTTTGCTTTCACGGCGGTGGCTTAATGAACGAATTTATTACTATTTACCTGGGCGGATTTTGCACCGGTGCGCCGGTATGGTTCGCGCTCGGATTCCTGACATGCCTATGGTGTTTTGATCGAGGGATCGCGACCATTGACAACCCCAGAAGGCGGGACAGACCATGAATAGATACCAGATATTCCCGACAATTTTGATCGTGCTGGATATCGCATCAGCAATCGTTTGGGCTACTGGACACGACTGGAGAAAAACTATTTATTGGCTTGCGGCCGCTGCGCTGACAACAGTGGTTACGTTTTAACTAGCCATTTGATTGACACCAAGCGGCAAAGCTGGTATACTTTAAGGGTATTATGAAGAATAAAAAAGCTGAAAAACGATCACCTAGCCCCAAACTCACCGTCAAACAGAAGCAATTCTGCCTTGAATATCTAATCGACAAACACGGAACAAATGCAGCGATAAGAGCGGGATACAGCGCAAAAAACGCTGAGGTTCAGGCATCTTGTTTATTAAGAATCGCAAAGGTGAAGGATGAAATCGTAAAACAGATACATTCACAGGAAGACCGCACCCTCATAAAAGCCGACGATGTGGTCAGAGAATTGATGAAAATTGCTATGATGGATGTGCGCGGGGCCTTCACGGAACAGGGGATGATGAAAGATTTAACTGATATCCCTGATGACCTTGCACATGCTATATCACAGATTGAAGTTAATGAACTGTATGAAGGCACTGGGGAAGAAAAGGAAAAAATCGGATACACGAAAAAAGTAAAGATGAATGATAAGGTCAGGGCGCTTGAATTACTTGGCAGACACTTAAAAATGTTTACCGACAAAACCGAAATCACCGGGAAGGATGGCGGCCCCATTGAAACGACAAGCCCAAGAGAACGACTCGCCAGCCAGATCTCTGGCATCGCTGCCAAGCTCGGAGCGGTCAAGGATCCTCGCAAATCTAAGTGACCAGGAATGCCAAGCACTAATCTATGACTGGAAGTTCTGGGCACGTAAAGAGCAGATCCCGCCAAAGGTCGCATGGACAGTATGGCTACTGTTAAGCGGCCGGGGTTACGGCAAAACCAGGACCGGCAGTGAATTCATCATAGAACGAGCCAGGACCGGCAGCAAGTACATCGCGCTGATTGGCCAGAGTAAGGCCGATGTCCGGGATACGATGGTCGAGATCGGCGAAAGCTCAATCCTCAAATGCAGCCCGCCATGGTTTATGCCGGACTACCAGCCCAGCAAGCGCAGGATCGTGTGGCCCAACGGGGCGGTAGCCACGATATACAGCGGCGACGAACCAGGCCAGCTCCGCGGCCCGCAGCACGACACGGCCTGGGTAGACGAACTGGCCAAATATATGTACCCCGATGATACTTGGGATAACATGGAAATGGGGCTCAGGATAGGCCCTGACCCGAAAGTTATCGTAACCACTACGCCACGACCCATCCCGATCATCCGTGGTCTGGTTAAGGACCCGGATACCGTAGTAACCCGAGGCCGCACAAAAGACAACCTGATCAACCTTTCGGCAAAATTCATTGAGCGCATTTATAACAAGTACGATGGCACACGGCTGGGCCGGCAGGAACTGTCCGGCGAAATACTCGAGGACCGCCAGGGCGCACTGTGGAACCAGGCGCTAATCGAGAAATACCGCGTCAGGGTCGCGCCGAAACTGATCCGGATCGTAGTTTCAATAGACCCGGCCGTGACTTGCGAAGAGGATAGCTCGGAAACTGGAATCATTGTAACAGGGATGGGGATCGATCGACATTTTTACGTTATGCGCGATCGGTCAATGCGGTCCACCCCGAATGTATGGGCAGCCGCAGCGATCAATTTATACCACGATTACTTTGCGGATAAAATAATCGGCGAGGTAAATAACGGTGGCGACCTGGTAGAATCTGTTATACGCAACACAGACAACACGGTTAACTATCGCGCAGTACGTGCAAGCCGCGGCAAGCTGACAAGAGCTGAACCAATCAGCGCACTTTATGAACAGTGTGTTGCCGAAGGAACAATGATTCATGCTGAATTTTGTAAAAAGCCAATAAAAGAAATTGTTATAGGTGAACGGGTATGGACAAGAAGAGGGCTAAAAAAAGTATTATGGTCTGGGAAAACAGGGGTTAAGGAAACGATTGAAATAAAAGCAGGAAAGAATACTTTAAAATGCACAAGAAACCATCCAATCTATACAGTTAACAAAAACATCTTTAAAAGTGCTGGACTTGTTGTTCCTATAAGTGATATAATACTTGTAGGAGGTAATGAAATATGCAAAAGCGAAAAAAATACAAATGTCTCGATTGTAAAACAGGGGTATCAAGAAAAAATGCTAGATGTAAGTCTTGTGCAGCCACGGAAAGATGGAAAACAAGGCAGCCAAAAAGGGAATATGTCGAGTTTAATAAAAAAAGATACTATAAACAAATCGATGGGTACTGGAGAGCCGGTAGGTCGTCAGGGAATGAGCTTTTGCACAGAAGTGTTTGGGAACACTATAACGGGAAAATCGACGATGGTATACATATTCATCATATCGATGGGGATTCAAGCAATAATAAAATTGAAAACCTTGTTCCAATTACACCAACGAAGCATTTTTTTAAACACACTAAAGAACGATCTCTTGCGTTGGGGACATCGGAAGTTCGGAAGAAAAATTCTATCTCGCATAAAGAATGGTGGAAAAAAAGAAGAGAGACGTTTCACCAATGTGATGAATGTAAGAGAAAATTTAAAACAAGAGCAACAAGGGTTAGATTCTGCTCGCCGCCTTGCAACACAAGTTACTGGAATAGAAACCGTAAAAAAAAGCAGTATTGAAAATGTATATAATCTTGAAGTAGCTGATTGTCACGAATATTTTGCTAATAATATCTTAGTGCATAACTGTAAGGTACACCACGTAGGATGTTTCCCCGAGCTTGAAGATCAAATGTGTAACTATGTCCCAGGTGAAAAGAGCCCCGATAGGATGGATGCCTGTTTCACAGCAGGAACTATGATAAAAACTGTTAACGGGGAAATGCCGATATCTTGTATATCCCCAGGGGATTATGTTATTACAAGATATGGTCCCCGCGAAGTGTTAAACGCAGGGATTACGAATCCAAATGCAAAAGTTATCACTGCGACATTCTCAAACGGGGCGACACTAACAGCAACGCCGAACCATCCAATCTATACAATCAACCGAGGATTTATTTCACTTGACACAGTGGTATGGGGATATGATATAATAGGGACATGGGAACATATAACTGGACAGGGAAAGACACAGAACATAGGGAAGTATGGCGAAGGCATCATGGAGAAATTCCTAAAGGACACGATATACACCATATCGACGGTAATAAAAAAAATAATTCAATCGTTAACCTTGAATGCCTCACTAAAAAAGAACACGCACAAAAGCATAAAGAGAAATACACCGAGCAGCGAAGATCATGGGCAAATAAAATCAGACCCCTTGCATCAAAATGGCATGGATCACCCGCCGGAATTGCATGGCATAAGAAACTCGGAAAATTGTCATGGAAAAACAGAAAAGCAGAATACGAAAAAAAATGTATCTTGTGCGGAAGCGAATTCAAATCATATCTTGAAATCGCAAGGTTCTGTTCACGACGTTGTGTTAATAAGCATAACGAAGCTAAACGCCCACCTCGCCACCGACCAAATAGACAGCGGAAACCCAGTCTATAACCTTGAAGTGAAAGATATCCCTGAATACTTTGCAAACGGAATATTAGTACATAATTGCGTATGGGGACTCACCGAATTATCACAATCAAACAAGACACTCGACTATGTCGGTTAAAAGATTATTGTTGACAAAAGTGTTTTAAATAATGTTTAATAAAAAAAGAAGGTTCATCCATAAGCGAGGTACTCCTGGCCTTGAAAAAGAAAACACGGACCATAAAAAACTCAATCCCCGCTGATAAAAAAATCCCTACCGAATTTAAAAACACTTTATCAGAGCTGGTTCCCCATAGCGTCTGGAACACGCAGCAGCTTAATAATCTCGAAACTTTATACACGAATAACCGTTACAGCCCGCTTACAATCCAGCGCATCGTTTTAAATTATCTTTACATGGAGCACGGACTGATCCAGTCATTAATTGATCAGCCGGTATCTGATGCACTGCGCGGCGGCATTGAGATCACCAGTGATGAAATTGATGGCGAAGATATAAAAGGATGGCAAGAATCCCTGCAGCGCGATAACGTGCTATCTGTTTTTAAAGAGACTGTATGCTGGGCGCGCTTGTTTGGCGGCGCAGGCACAATCATTAATGCACATGAGGACCCGGCGAAACCTTTCAAAATCGAATCAATAAAAAAAGGCGCAGAGGTAGAATTTTACCCGGCCGACCGCTGGGAATTATCCGCACCGAACAGAATCAATGAATTTTTTACGTTCTACAATGTGAAGATACACCGCAGCCGTGTGCTTACGATAAACGGCAAAGCAGCCCCGGCGATTGTGCGGCCGCAGCTGGCCGGATGGGGTATGAGCGAATGCGAACACGTGGTCCGCGAGCTGAATATGTACCTGAAGCATAACAACCTTGTATTCGAATTGCTCGATGAAGCGAAAGTGGACGTATGGAAAATAAACGGGTTTAACAATTCACTCATCACCAGCGAAGGAACCGAGCTGATCCGCCGCAGAATCCAGATGTCAAACCAGCTAAAAAGCTATCACAGTGCGGTGGTCATGGACAAGGAAGATGACTACGACCAAAAAACCATGACATTCGGCGGCCTGTCTGAAATGCTGCGCGAGATACGGATCGGGATCGCAACAGCCCTGCGTATGCCAATGACCAAACTATTCGGTCTGTCTGCATCAGGGTTTAACAGCGGGCAAGAGGACCTGGAGAATTACAATGCAATGATTGAATCCGAGATCCGGGACCGCATGCGCCACCCATTGAACGAACTGCTGCGGGTCACTGCCCGAATGGAATTCGGCTATGTGCCAGATTTTCAGTTTAAGTTTAAACCGCTCCGGGTCATGGATGCTGTCCAGGAAGAGACAGTAAACAGCTCATTCCAGAACCGCATGATCCAGCTGCACCAGACCCAGCTCATGACCGGCCCGGAAGTGATCGAATCGCTGCAAACCAGAGACCTGATGCCGGTCAAGGTAGAAGCATCGACCATTGAGGATTATCCAGCACAGACACGGCAGGATGAACTGATCGAGCAGCAGGCCACGCAGGATGGCGACAAAGACCCCGATAATGCCGGAAAGGATGGTAAGCCGGGCGACGCAGGCAATCCAAAGAATCCAGCCACAGCGAAAGAAAAAAAACCAGCCCAAGGAGAACCCAAGAAATGAACCCTATCGCACCGCACACACTCGCACCAACGCAGGAAATGAAGAACGCTATGAAAAATGCAGGATTTATGGAATTTGATGTTTTCCGCATTTCAGGAACAGCCATGTGTCCCAGCGGAGAATATAACGTATCTGCCGTACAGCGCAGCATTGAGAACGCGCTCGGCGGCGATTTTGATCTTCAGCTGTCGGTGACATCCGGCGGAAAGAAAAAAATAGGATTTTAAAGTGAAACCGCTCAAGCCCCAGCCGATGCATGACAAGTACACGGAGCCGCTCGAAGCGCAGCTCCGCTGGTTTATTTATACGCTTGTTTACGAACCGCTGAAGGATATCATGAAAGACTCAATGAACAACACTATTACGAATAGCGATAAACAGAGTATCGTCGAGAAGGCGATCACGCGCGGGCAGATAATATACAATGCTGATATGCATCGCGGCACATTCATCGGGGTATTTGCAGGCAGATTTAATGCAGCTCTTGGTAGGGAGCTCCGGAAACTGGGCGCGCAGTGGGACCGGCAATCGAAAGTTTTCCGGCTAAAGCTGTCCATGGTGCCTCCGGGCATCCGCGCCATAGCGACCGTTCGCAAGACGAAGGTACAGCAAACCAGTGAGCGGGTGCTTAAACAGTTAGACCGAATCCAGGAGAGTATGCCGGATATCATCGAAACAACCCCATTCAAATTTGATAAGACCATGAAGCGCGTCACTGATGATTTCAAAAAGTTATACGAAGGCGTAGAAGTGCAGGCACAGAATAGCCCAGAATTTCTTGAATCAATGGCAAAGAACTACGGTGCAAATATCAAGCCAACGATCAAGGGATGGGTAGATGACGAGATCCTACGTCTGCGCCAGGACGTATCGGACAACGCGAGAGCAGGGTATCGTGCCGACCACCTGGCCATTAAGATACAGAAGCGGTACGGGACCACAAAGAAAAAAGCCAAATTTATAGCCAGGCAAGAGACATCGTTATTCATGGCAAGTTACCGCAAAGAGCAGCTGACCGGGTCCGGTGTCAAGAAATTCAGATGGAGTGCAACCAGGGACAGCCGGGTCCGTGACGAGCACAAAGACCTACACGGCCGCGTATTTTATTATACTGATCCACCGATCATAGATAAAGCGAAGGGAACAAGGGGTCTGCCAGGGCAGGCATTCGGCTGCCGATGCGTAGATATCCCTATAATGGAGCAAGCCGCATGAGAATGCCAAAAGAGATAATGTCGATGTACGAAGGGAAAGTGTGTGATTTCTGCCCGTTTGGAAACAGCCGGCTGATCGTCAAATATGGGATCAATAAAGAAGGTAAGAAGTATCCGACGGTTACGCGCTGCCAGGCCGGGTATGAACGTAACGAGCAGGACACAGTATTCATTGAGACCGAGCCTAACAAAAAACAAACTTTTGTCAGCAGGCCGAAAATCTGCATTGACAACAACGGAGTGTAACTATGAAAGTAACCTGCGAATGCATCGAATGCGGACACAAGGAAGAAACCGAAGGACACTGTACAGATAAGAAATGCCCGAAATGCGGTGGCACGATGCGGCGCGAAGATCGGCCAGGGCCAGGGCAGAAACAAAACGCGCTGACCCCTGACCAGATTGATAAATGGGTAACCCTATTTAAAAAGGGGCAATCGAATAAAGAGATTGCAGAGAAATTCAAAACAGCCTATGGGATAGAAACGCTCACCAAAGGCGATAGAGATAAGCTGTCTACGGCAATGGCGAAATCAATGACAAACGAATCCCCATTCCATACCGCAGCCGAGCGCAGGAACGCAGGCACGGCCAGGTACGGGACTGAGATAAAAAACTATGGCTCTCCAAGTACGAACGATGAAGTAAAAAAAATAATGTCGCAAGGGAAAAGCGAAAGTGATGCTATATTGGAAGTATCAAGAAAATATGGAATGTCAAGATCAATTGTAGAAAAGGCTTTTAAGCTAGGGATTGATCTTGCAATTAGTGTTTAATAAAGGAGCTACTATGGACGAATACATCGTAATATCAAATTTAAAGGATGCCGGATTTACCCCAGGCGCGCACAGCAACGCACTCGGCAAGAACTGGCCAAAAGAGTACGACTGCCGGTTCATTGAGCCGGGCCTGATCAATTACGATGACATGGGAGCTGGTACAGCACTGGTCCGCAAGGAAGCGCTCGACAATATGGCGCAATCGTTCAAGGGATGTCCTGTGCTTTTTAAGTTACACGATGATGTATCACCGGAAACTTTCAAAGAGCAGGCATGCGGGCTGGTCAACGAAGTTTACTACAACGCAAATAATGGCTGGTATCATGCAAAGTTTTTTATATGGGATGACGCAACCAAGGCTGGAATTCTAAGCGGGAAATACTCGGTATCCTGCGCATACATTCCAACTGATACTAACACCGATGGTGGAATTTACAATAACATAAACTACGACATGGAGGTAAAAAACGGAGAATATACTCACCTTGCGATTGTGGAGAACCCACGATATAACGGTGCTAAAATATTCATAAACTCAAAAACAGGAGGAAATGTCATGAAAGAAAAAGTGAGCAAGGCCCTGTCCGAACTAAAAAACGCGATAAATGAAATGTTCGGCAAGGATCCTCAGAAAGCAGCTGCGGGTAAAGAAGCCGATGTGGTGCAGCGGCTCGATTCACTCATCTCGTTATTGAATGATATCAAGAATGAAGATGCTGGTGAAACCGATGAGGAGAAGAAAAAGCGGCTTGAGCTTGAGGGGAAAGAAAAAAAGAATGCCGAGGACGAAAAGAAAAAAGAAGATGATGAAAAGAAAAAGGCAGAAGACGAGAAAAAGAACGCTGATGCCGACGCTGCCGATAAGCTGAAAAAGGAAAAAGAGAACGAAGATGCAGAAGAAAAAAAGAAGGATGAGGAAAAAAAGAATGCGCTGCTCGCCGATAAGGAAAAAGCGGACGCAGATCAAAAGCATTTTGATGAAATGAAGAACAAGGCAGCGTCCCGGCCAGGGCAGGTCACATCGCCTATGGTAACAAAAGAAGAACGGCGGGCGGCAGGCAAAAAAAAATACGGTTCTGAAACCATATAAGGAGGGAACACAATGACTGATACAATCAACGTAAACCAATTCTCAATGGCCCCGATCAAAGGCCAGCTTGCAAAAGACTTAAACGGCGGAGTAGTTGCTGGTGTTGTTACCGCTGCAGCTTTTCCTGGTGATCCTGTAAAGCTCGGGACCGGTGCGTACAATAAGCCGATCCCAACATTTACTCCCTGCAGCACGTCGGAAGAGCCATTCGGTGTGATCATTTATAATGCGCGGAAATCTACCATGGTAGAGAACGACGCATGCGAGGTCGCATTCTGTGGTGGACCAGTAGTGTGGATGGAATCGGCCGCGGCAATAACCGCTGGCGTACAGGTCGAGCTGGCAAACGCAGCGAACATAACTGTGCAGCTTTTCACCGCAGGAAAACAGTTAGGTGTAGCTCTTGATGGCGCGTCGGCTGCAGGCCAGCTGGTTCGGGTCATTATTACTAAGCCGACTTTTGATGTCTAAAAAATAACCTATAAGGGAAAGGAGCATATCAATGAGAAAACCAATACTTGATTTAAAAGGAAGAGAAATCCGAAACTCCGGCGGCTGGATGCCCGGTATGGCACTTCAAAATGCCAACGGCGATGTAGACCCCAGCGGGCTCGGGTTTGATTACGCAATCCGGACCACAACGTTCATCCGCGCGAACGTGATCAGCCAGAAGTTTTATACCGTACCACCCGCAGACTTTATGTCTGTCGAGGTAGGAAACGGCGCATGGATGGAAAAAATCACCCAGAACATTCAGTATAATGTTGCTGGTCAGTTTGAGACGGGCGTTATCAATGTAGGTAAAGGTAACACCGAGCTTGACCTGGTGGACGCTGGCATAACCACCCAGGACAGCACGATCCTGACGTGGGCAAAGGGTTACATGTGGAGCATCCCCGAGATACAGAAAGCGCTCGCATCGAACAACTGGGACGCTGTGGCCGCGAAAGTAGAAGCACTGAAAAAGAACTGGGACCTGGGTATCCAGGATATGGCATTCCTCGGCAGCCGTTCACTACAGGCTTCCGTACCGGGCTTGCTGACGAACACGAACGTAACCAAGGACACCACGAACATCACCGCGAATATCTCTGGATTAAGCGCGAATGATTTCCAGACACTGGTGGCAGCATTACTCGGCGCATACTTCACGAACAGTAACGGCACAGAGATGCCGAACACGTTCCTGATGCCGATGAATGATTACCTGGGCATGGCAGCAGCGGCCTCGGCAGCGTATCCGATGAATTCAAAGCTGGAGTATTTGCTCAAGGCATTCAAAGAGATCACAGGCAACGCAGGCTTTAAGATCAAAGGGCTTGCCTACTGCCAATCGACATTCAATGCCGGCCGCAGCACCGCACTGGGTGCAGATGGGTTACAGAGATACTGTCTCTATAACAACAACGCAGAAACCTGCCGGATGGATATCCCGGTAGATTTTGCGATCGCAGCACCGGGCACAGCAGACAACTTCTACTGGAAGGGTGTAGCATACGGCCAGTTCACCGGCTGCAGCATATACCGGCCAGCAGAGATTCTGTATTTCGACCATGCGGCATAAGTAGTAAAAAATTAACTGAAAAGGAGAAAGCATATGTTTAAAAACAAAAAATTCAGCTTGGTCATTGCCCTGCTTATTCTGGGCATCCTCGCAGTAGGGCTCCAGCCAGCGTTCGCTGGGGAAAGTCTCTGGTATTCAGAAACCGTATCGACGCATGCGGTTACTGACGCTGGAGCGATGACTCCGGATATCGACCTGGCCAGGGTGCAGATTCAAAGCGCGGGAATATGGCATGTGACGGCAGCAACCGAAACGTATCTTATGTATGAGCTCGCAGGGGATACCAACACAATAACGGCGGTAGGTAAGATATACTGCCCCGCGACGATCGGCTGGTATCCGTTCTTCGGGGAAGGTGTGTTTTTGACTGGCAATGTACTGACAGGCGCAGATATGGTCAATGTTCCTGAATTATATATCCGACACGGAAGCACGAGCCCGACCGCGACACACTGTCCCAACGACACGATGCAAATAATATATAAGCGATAGGGAGGGAACATGAAGATTTACAATAATGGAGCAGGTGCAGTAATAACGTCTAAGGGACGGCTTGATCCAAAGAAGTTCGAGGACGTTCCTGACGCGGAAGCGAAAAAATTACTGGGTATGTACGATGACATAAAAAATGCCCATGAAATGATCGGGGAAAAAGAACCAAAAAAAACAACCCGGTCAGCAGTCACCATGTCCCCGGAAGTAGCGAAAACAGAAAAAGAAAAAACAGCTGCCCCGGGAAAAAAGGAAGAGAAAAAGAAGTAATGCGCGTATAAGGAGCAGGCAATGACCGCACCTATAACATTAGCAGAGTTTAAATCATACTTCGTAAGGGATTTCGAGTACGGCACAATGCCGGATGCGAACAGCCCGTCAGTCACGGTCATGGATTCGGACATAACCAGGGCAATGACTGAATCGGAGTTATTATTTAACACGGCGATCTGGCCGGATGAAGCCAGCCAGAAACCGCCGTTTTATCTGTTAACGGCGCATTGTCTCGCTGTGAATATCCAAACAGCAGGCGGAACCAATCAGATAGGGCAGGGCGTGGCAGCGACAGGCACGTCACCTATACAATCAAAAAGCGTGGGCCCGGTATCAGTGAGCTATGCTCTGCCTCAATCTGTAATTGATAGCCCGGTTTTAAATCAGTTTATGAAAACCGGATACGGACAAAAATATTTGCAGCTGGTCATGCCTCGGATTGTAGGGAACGTGGCAACGGCCTACGGAGCAACGAATCCGTGAAGGCGAAGGTTATCCAAGATGTTGCGCTACTTAATAAATTCGTCAAGGCCGTCAATAAGAACTACAACGTAAAGATTGGGATCCTGGGCCAGAAGGACCACCGGAAGGCAGACGGCAACTCAAACGCGACCATAGGACTCAAGCACGAATTTGGTTCTTTCTCAGATCGTATTCCCAAGAGGTCCTGGTTAAGAATGCCGCTGATGGAAAAAGCGGGAACGATCCTCAAGAAGATCAGCAAGAACACGCTTGTGAACCTCGGTAAGGGCAATTACAGGCAGGTATTCGAGGATCTGGCAGTAGAGTGCCGGTTCCAAATCCAAGAGGCATTCGAGACGCAAGGCTTTGGCCACTGGCCAGACAATAAGCCAGCCACCATCAGAGCCAAAACGACTAAGACGGCCAAGAAAAAAGCGAAACGGGAACATAAAAAGGTAACAAGTATGGTTCTGGTAGACACAGCGCAGATGCGCCTATCAGTTACGCACAAAGTAAAGGAAATAAAGTAATGGGAAATTTTCCGAACATGCAGGATGCCTTCGCAGAGTGGCAAAATCCGCTCACATTTAAAGTAGTTACTAAGTCAATTGTCAGCTTCCAGTCAGTGGAGACCAGCAAGATAAGACCGTTCCAGGGGATCCTTTACCCGCAGAGCTCCCGGCAGCGATCGCATAAGCCGGAAGGACAACGGGCCTGGCGCTGGTCAAACCTGATCACCAGTTTTGCATTGAACGTTAACGATATTGTGATAGATAAGAATAATGTAAAATACCGAGTAGATCAAAAGAACGAATACTCACAGGCTGGTTTTTCAGAATACGAGATCACACAGGACTGGGTATAATGACAACAACTGATATATTACTTGTGCTGGCGGACATTATCCAGAACGAACTAAGCCTCGCTGATGGGGCGATTATGATATATAACCAAGATATAATTGCCCCGACAACACCGGGGCTGTATGTCGTAGTAGGGTACGTGAGCGGGAAGGCGATCGGGAACGTGGCAGAATTGACTGACGAGGATACTGGGATATCAGAAACCCAGTCAGTATCAATGCAAGAACTGATCCAAATAGATTTGATGAGCGTAGACTCAAATGCCCGGCAGCGCAAAGAAGAGGTTATCATGGCATTGAACAGCAACTATGCCCGGCAGAAAATGGAAACATATAAAATGCAGATAGCAAGGATACCCGGCCAGTTTACGGACATATCCGCGGTAGAAGGTCATGCAATGATGACCAGGTTTTCAATGACAATAACGGTGCTGGCGGTTTACACTAAAAACAAAGCGGTGGGCTACTACGATGATTTCAGCAGGGCACAACCGCCAACGATAGTAGCAAACAGATAGCAAACATTAAAGGAGGAATACGCTCATGACAGCTGTTAATTTGAATTTGAGTTTATCCAATGTAATCAACGTGACGGTACTAAGCACCCCGACCGGGCTGCCGCTGCCGAACATTAATACCATTGGACTGTTTACTCACGAAGAGCCGATTGTTGCATACGGTGATGAAGATTTTAAGGTTTACAAAATCCCCTCTGAGGTGGCAACTGACTTTGGATCCACATCAGAAACCTACCTGCAGGCAGTAGCAATATTCTCACAGAACCCAAACATACTGACAGCAGACGGATATCTGGTAGTCGTGCCGAGGACGGGCCCCGGAACAGAAAAGGTCGAGACCGCGATCCCCAGAGTATCAGAACAAGTGTTTTTCTTTGGTGTCGTCGTTACCGAAGCATTGATAGAAGCTGACCTGGTCAACCTTTCGGCATACATGCAGACAATCGATAAGGTGCTGTTTTACGCCTCGACAACTGCAGCCGACTACGCACCAAGCGGCGCGCTGGATGATATCAGAACCGCGCTGAAAACACATACCCGTACACTGTATTTTTCAACCAGCGCAGTCGCTGCACGATACATGGCCGCAGCATATGCCGGCCGCGCGCTGTCTACAGACTTTGCTGGAAGTAACACTTCTCAGACCATGCACCTAAAGACGCTGGCTACCATAAGCGCTGATTCGGTGCTGGATCAGACCGCACTGGCCGCATGCGAAGCCGCGGGCGTAGACATTTACCCGAACATCGCAGGACTGCCGGCTGTATTTAGTTCCGGAGAAAACAGTTTCTTTGATGAAATATACCAGCAGTTATGGTTTAAGATCGCGCTGCAGACCGCAGGGTTTAACTACCTGTACCAAACGAATACGAAGGTCCCACAGACTGAGCCAGGGATAACAGGGCTCAAAGGCGCATACCAGAAGATATGCCAGCAGGCAGTAAGCTGCGGATACCTGGCCCCGGGATCATGGACATCAGCAGAGACGTTTGGTAACCCAACGGATCTGCGCCGGAACATTACTGATGTCGGATATTACGTATACTCGCTGCCGGTAGCGGACCAGTCAACCGCAGACAGGGATGATCGGAAAGCACCGCTGATAAAGATAGCCGCAAAAGCGGCCGGAGCAGTACATTCAAGCAACGTGATCGTGACAGTTAATTCATAATATGAGGGAGGATTAAAATGGGAGCAACATCGTTAACAGGAGCAGATGTTATACAAATCGACTCACGAGTGCTGACTGACCTGGCCGACGGGGATGCCGTAACGCTTGGCTTCCCGAACGATCTGGCAAACTTGAAGGCATCAAAAAACGGCAACATGATATATGCCTTTAATGAGCAGGGCAAGGTCGTAGATGTTGCGCTGAGACTGCTGATCGGTTCGGCGGATGATAAATATATGCACAGCCGGCTACAGGAACAGATCAACGACTTTTCTAAGTTCATCCTACTGACCGGCCTGTTTGTAAAGCGGACCGGGGATGGCGCAGGAAACATCGCTGACGTAATCTATCAGTGCTCCGGCGGATTGATAAAGCGCCAGGTGGACGCAAAGAGCAACGTAGAAGGCGACACAGAGCAGAGCGTAGCAGTATACAACATTATGTTCGGCAATGCCGGGAAGGTAATCGCATAGAAATGGAGATAAACGAATGGAATTTAAACTTGAAAGTGGGGCGAAGCTAACTGTAACGGAGAGCTCGTTCGAGCATGCAATCGCATTAAATGACGCATTGATCAAGGCCGTCGGGACGCTTGAATTAAACGACGACATACTTAATACGGACATCGATCCAAAAGATCCAATCCAGACATTCCGCGGGACATCCGGTGTATTCTCATTATTTATTAATAAGGTAACTTCCGTAGCATCCTCGCCTGTGGTGCGTGCTTGCATCATGGCCTGTGGCGGGAAAGCGGTATATGAGAATGTACGGGTAACCCCGGCGCTGTTTGATGATCCGCGCGTAGGCAGCCAGGCCAGGAAAGATTACTATGCCATCTGCTCGAAGATCGTCGAGGTGAACTGCCTCCCTTTTTTGGCCGACCTTCTTTCTGTGTTAAAAATAAGCCGGCTGATAAATTCCGGTATCCCGAAACAGAAGTAAGAATCGGCCGCGAATGGATCATAGCCTTACGGCTGGCAAAAGCAGGATACGCTGGCGGGGACCCGGGGAAGGTGCTGCAGATGAACGCATCGACGGTTATGAAAATGTTAGAATACGATATTTTTATAAAAGATTACGAGGCAGCATTCATGGAACTGAATAAAGGGGACTAAGTGAAAACATACGGATATGTTTATTTAACTAAGAATCTCCTAAATAAAAAAATATATGTCGGTCAAAAAAGAGGGGCATTTAAAACAAGCTATTATGGGAGCGGCGACTCAATAAAAGTAGCTGTTAAAAAATACGGAAGGGAGAACTTTACCGTAACGCTTTTGTGTTATTGTGTTAGCAGAGAATTGATTGATACTACAGAGATATATTTTATCTCAAAGTATAGGCAATTATTAGGTAGAGAGAATGTCTATAACAAATCAATCGGCGGTAATACTGTTATGACAGGAAGGAATCAATCAGAAAAGACTAAGAAAAGATGGAAAGAAAATAAGAGAAATTGTGGAGATAAAAATGGGATGTACGGTGTCCACTTAAGCGGTGAATTAAATGCGATGTTCGGCAAAAAACATTTAGAAGCAACAAAAAAGAAAATAGGGGAAGCCCTATCTAAAATAAAAGGTTCTATGCACGGGAACTATGGGAAAGTAAGAAGTGAAGAAACAAGAGAAAAAATCAGTCAATCGAAAAAAGGGAATTCTCCAGCACCAATGGCAGGAAAGCACCATTCAGAAGAAACAAGATTAAAATTAAGCATAGTCGCGAAAAATAGAACTGACCTTGTAAGAAACGAAAAAGGTCGGTATAGCAGGAGTTTAAAATGCGCATAGGTGAGTTGTTTGTTTCTTTAGGCGTAAGGACTGAGGTACAAAAAATCAACCAGTTCGCATCTGCGATGCGGAGGGGCGTAATCGAATCAGCTGCCTTCGTAGCCGGCCTGTATGGAATCACAACAACATTAAAAGGAATGTTCCAGGGTACAATGGAGAGCGCCCGGTCATTCCGTGATTTCGATAGCGTGACGAACGATTCCGTAGACTCGTTACAGCGGTGGCAAATAGCGGCTGAAAAGTATGGTGTAGCAAGAGAAACAATGACCAGATCATTTCTGGGATTAAGAGAGGCTATGGAGAGTGTTCGGGAAGGCGGCCAAATCCCCGAAGGATTTATGCGACTCGGGGTAGACATGGGAGCTGATGTAGCAACCAATCTTAAAAATATACTTGATACATTGGCAAGCGAATACAGCGACCGACCGATGCGAGCAGCAATGTTGCTCGGGACAATGCGTATTGACCGATCGTTAATGAATATGCCTGATTCGCGCGGGAAGGAATTTCGTGATGCTTTTCCCAGCGGGAACGAATTGTCAATGTTGCAATCGCAACGAGAATCCGCTATTGCGCTTGACAAAGAAATGATTGCGCTAAGCCAATCATGGCGAAAGGTATCGCAGGATTTTATAACACTGATAATCCCTACTTTTTCAAAAGTATTACATCAAGCAGAGAGACTATTAAACGCAAAAATAATAGATGCATCGGGTAAAGCTGGAACTGTATTTGAGAGAGCGGGATATTATTCCTCGAGGATGGGCCCGTATCTAAGTACAACTCCGCTTGGTTTTGGCTTAAACTTATTGCAGAACGTCCCGAACCTATACAAACAATCTATATACTGGGGAAAAGATAAGGCGGGTCTAACTCCAGATGTGGCTGGATCCCGGATTGGCCCATTAACGATTAATATGTACGGGACCGGGGATTATGCGAAAGATGCCTTTATAGCGAAACAGGCACTGCAGCACGAAATGGCAGACCAGCAATAAGAGGTAACTATGTCCATATTTTCAACAGTAGGATCTGGAGCAGGGAAGGTGGTCGGGGCCGCTTCTTATATTCGATCCGGCGCTGACAGCCTGATCAATAAATACATTTTACATCCAAAGGGCGGCCGCGGGATAAACGGTTTTGTATTTGATGCGCAGCTTGAGGAGACAACACAATTCCAATCAGATATCACCGACCATTATGTAGAGGATAATTTTGCCGCGCATGACCATGTAGCAATACAACCGATCCGCCTAAAATTACAGGGGCTCGTCGGTGAGCTTGTTTACAACACAAACCCGTCCGGCGTACTTGGATTATTGAATACCGCGCAAACCTTACTGACAACTGTGCCGGCGTACCTCGGGAAGTATACTCCGAAAGGATTACAGGATATTCAGAAGGTTATATCAAAGGGGACCAGCGTCGTCAATAAAATAGACAATTACATGGCGCGGGCAAAAAACATAGTAGGATTATTCACCGGCGGCGCAACAGAAACCGCACAACAGAAAGCGTATGGAGAACTAAAAGAAATGTGGGCGAACCGCGAGATGTGTTCCGTCGAAACACCATACGAATATTTTGATGGCAATATGATCATTGAAAGCATAAGGTTCCAGCAGGGAGAGGATAGCAAATTTTACAGCAGCATCACGGTATCATTGAAAGAAATACGGGTCACTCAGGTTTCATTGAGCCCGGTTAATAAAATGACAACTTCCGCGCTGGCTTTACCGCAGCGGCAAGAGCCCACTGACGCGGGTAAAATTAAAGGGACACCGACAACATTCGGCAGCAAACTAAACCTCGGATATCGGTTAAGCGGAGGACTTCCTCAATGAGATTGATTGATTCTTTAACGGATAACGGAACACAAGTGCTTGCCATGGTAAGCGATGACGGCGTATCATTATCTTTAACGCTCCGGTTCATGCCGGCAATCCAAAGATGGGCAATGGACATAACCAGCGATAATATAAATGTATCGAATATAATTATAACCAACCATCCCAATTTGCTTTGGAGTTTTGCGGATCTCGACACGTTCGGGATAGCCTGTGTATCAAACGACGATGTCGAGCCATTCCAAGTAGACGATTTCTTGACTGCGCGCAGTGAATTGTATTTATTGAATGCAGCTGATCTTGCAAGCGCAACAGCGTTCGTACAAGGATATCCTGCACCATGAAATTAAATAGGACATACACAATAGAAATACAGACAAATCCTGTCCAGCTTGAAACACTAAGGAAGGCCGGGCTCGCGGGTGGATCTTACACCGGGCCGAATGTTCAAGAGGCTGCGCAGAAGTATACCATCACGATCACGGACCCGCTGACCATACAATTCACCGTCAACACTGCCATTAAGGCATCGGCGCACAGAGCAAGTATCATCATAACGAACCTCAATAAATCAGTAAGAGATCTTATCTATAAAGATAAACTTGATAAAGAAGGCGACAGACTATATAAGCCGATAACATTCTCGGCCGGATACGGAGCTAAACAAACGATTATCTTTCAAGGGAATATCGAGTATGCGTATTCCGAGCGGCCGGGGACAGAATGGAAAACAACCATCAGCGCGTATGACGGCAGTTTTGCTATGCAGTATGGCGAATCGCACAGAAGCTATGAACGCAGAACAAAAGTAGCGGACATATTAAACGATTTGATAGATGACTGCCCAACGCTAAGCTTGGGGTATATGTCGAGCACAACCGATACAATGGAGCATGCGGTATTCGCCGGGAAATCGTGGGAGTATATAGAGGACATCTGGAGCAGCAAATACGGCCCGGTATATGTTGACCGGGAAAAAGTTTTCCTGACCACAGAAGATGAGGTCATAAATGCCGGAGCCGTAGTCATCGATGCGTCATCTGGCCTGTTAGAGGTCCCCAAGAAATTCGGCACACGAATTGATATCAAAACATTATTCGAACCATCGCTGCGGATGGGCCAATTAGTAAGGCTCGAGAGCCAGGTCAAAGAATGCAACGGCGATTTTAAAATAGTAGGAATGAACCATATCGGGACAATCAGCGGAGCTGTGTCCGGCGAGCTCGTAACGTCGCTAATGTTATGGGATAGGTACGGCCAGCCATTCCGGCCGTTAATTAAATCATGATAAAAGGACCACTGACTGAGCCGGACCTCGGCGATTTTGTAACATACTTGAGAAAGAAATTCTCAAAGAAAATGAACTGCGTCCAGGTCGGGCAAATCAAATCATACAGCGCAGCGCTGGCAACCGCTTCGATACAGATTGTGGTTAAACGGAACGCAATCGATAGAATTGTATCATACCCATTATTAGTGAACTGCCCGGTATTTTTGCCTTATGGCGGGACAGGATCTCTTTATTTCCCAATAGCAGCAGGGGATTATTGCATTGTACTATTCTCTGATCGAAACATTGATACCTGGCATACCTACGGGAACGAAGCTGAACCGGCTACTGATCGGACACACGACCTGTCGGACGGGATCGCGCTGGTAGGCATTTACAGCCTGGTAGCCCCGCCAGCGGCCAGGGCGGCCAGCGAAACAGGCCTTGTGGACAACGCTGTGCGCGTTTCCTTGGCATCAAACAAGGCGAACATAGAGAATGCCACCAAAAGCCTGCTGGGGCTAATAGAAGGCCTTATTGACGTTTTAAAGACCATCTCCGTGGACTCCGGCACTCACGTAATCAACGCCGCATCCATAGCAGCGCTGGAAGCACAAAAAGCAGAATTTCAAGCACTTTTGTATAAGGATTAATTATGAGAATAAGAGCACTGGATTCAGGCGGCGATTGGACATTCGGAAAGGGCCTTAATAATTATGTGGTACAGGACCTGGCGATCGCGCAGAACATACGTAGCCGGCTACTGGGATGGGAAGGTGACTGTTTTTTCAACCTGCAGGACGGCCTGGACTGGCGGTATCTGCTGGATAAAGGGAAAGAAGAGGAACTGAAACTGGCCATCAAATCAAACATAATCCAGGCATACGGGGTCGTCAAGGTTATTGAAGTGACTGCTGTGCAGGACGCGGCCCGGCAAATGGACATAAGCTATTCGGTAGAGACTATATATGGCACGGCATTCCAGGCGACCATAACCCAGGAGAACATACTATGAGCGGCCAAAACCAGCTTGATACATTAGGGCTTCATGTAAGGACAGCAAACGATATAATCGACGAACTGACTGAGGCAATGAAAACAATCTACGGGACAGATATCAACGTAGATCCGACCAGCCCGGACGGCCAGCTGATCAATATTTATGCGCAGGCGGCCGCTGATATGCTGGAGAACCTGGTCGCAACGTATAACTCATTCAACCCGGAATCAGCCTACGGCGCGATCCTGGACCATCGGGCCGCGATCAATGGGCTGACCAGGCAGGGCGCGACATACACCTACGTCGGGGTACTGGTGACCGTTACGAAGGGAGTGAACCTTGTAGGGCTTGACGGGGATCCAACTGCATCGGCTTTCACCGTAGAGGATGACGCGGGCAACCAGTTCTACTTGAACGCTTCCTACACATTCAGCATCGCCGGGGCCGCAACGCTCAGTTTTAGATCAAAAGATATCGGCGCTGTATTGATCACGAATAACACGATTACGAACATTGTCACGGTCGTAGACGGCGCATCCACAGTGAACAATGCGGCCGGAGCTACGGTGCAGGGGATAGACGGCGAATCGGATGCTGACCTGCGGATCCGTAGGCTGAAAAGTTTCATGCTTGCCGGGACCGGCAGCTCAGATGCGATCCAGGCGGCCCTGCTGGCAGCAGACTCGGTGACAGATGCGCTGGTAGTAGTGAACGACACGGTCGGGACAGTGGACACCGTCCTGGCGCATTCTATATGGGCAATCGTAGAGAACGGAGCCGAGGCGGACATCGGCCAGGTTATCTATGAGAAAAAGCCGATGGGCTGCGGGATGAAAGGGTCCAGCACATATAACGTATCCCGGCCAAACAGTTTATCATTTACGGCCTCGTTTGATCGGCCGCTTTATACGCCGCTTTATATACGATTTACACTGACGACAAAAGACGGCAGTACACCGGATACCGCATATGTAAAAACTGAGATGGCGACTGCGCTGGCTAACTTTTATAAGCTCGGACAGCAGGCTATCGCATCAGAGCTGGTCGGCATTATCCTGGCAATTGAAACGGAAGGTATTGTGACAAGCCTGGGCGTTTCTGACGACGGGATAACGTATAGCGAAACAGAACTAACGAGCACAAAGCAATATAAATTCACGGTCGCGTCGACGAATATAACGATCACATAGGAGCGTACACATGGCACGTTTAACCAGGGCACAGCTTAAATTATTCGGTGAGACCGGAGCAGCATCATACTTCGGGAAATTTGGTTCAAAAGCAGCTGGATCGCAGGTCAACACAAAGGACATCGCAACGATCCAGGATCTGGCCGCATGGAGCACAGGATTGCAGGATGCCTGTGTAACAGCATCTGACGGCAGTAAGGCCCCATTCCTTGAGGATATGAATTCATCATTATATGTTCATTCCTACCAGCAGAGATATACCCTGCAGGAAGGGATCCCCGAATGGCATACATCAATGACATATTACAAGGGGTCCGTAGTTAAGAGAATACAAAATGGAACAGCAAATATTTATTTTTATACATCGCTGATAGACAATAATGTAGGGAACGCATTTCCCACAGCTTTTGCAGTAAGCGATTCAAACTGGGCGCATTGCATAGGTTTTGAATCTGGTGATTTAAACGTAGAATTAGGTAAGGGTATCTATGTCGGTCCCTATGTTAAGCTGGTAGGAAACAGATCAGGCATTATTGCTTATTGGACATGTTATATCAATGGCTATAATATGTTCGCATGCGCGAATG